GCTAAAAGATGGTGCAAACAGAGTAGGATACCCATCTTTAGTAGTAGCTCATACAGGTGCAACACACGCCTTTAAATGGTCATATGAAGACCAATTTGGAGAAGTGCATTTAGTAGATGGTGAAGTAACTGTAGAAACACCAGGGTTTAAACCATTAGAAGAATGGGTTAAAGAAGCTGATAAAATAGAAAAAGATGCCAAAAAGAGACCTAAAGTTGTGACAAGTATAGGATATTACAACGGAAATCAAGGCAAGCTTTGGAATAATCAGACAGATGGTGCTAGAGTGAATGGCTGGGGAAATCCTTGGATTGACCCTGATGAAGTAGAGTATAACAGGCAGTATGAAAAGATGGAAAATGCTCAAGCTCTATTTGATGAAGGTAAGATGACTAAGAAAAAGTATAATAAGACTAAAAAGAAATGGGAAGAATACGAAAAAGACCATTTCGGGATTATATAATGCTTAGATATCTTAGAAATAAAGACCTCATTAAACAATCTTTACTCGATGAAGTAACTATAATAGGGGCTGGTGGAATAGCATCAGCCCTTGTTACTATATTAGCTCAAATGGGATTTAAGAAGTTTCACATTTGGGATGATGATAAACTGGAAGAACATAACTTAAGTACAACAGCATATCCTGAAAGTATGTTAGGAGAAACAAAGGTTCGATGTGCTGCAGAAATGATACATCAATATGATAAAAATATTAATGTAAATATGTATCTTAAAAGATGGGAGCCAAGTAATCATTTATCTGATATAGTACTATTAACTCCAGATAACATGGAAACACGCCTAGATGTACATATGGATTGGAAGCGAAACGATAACAGAAGAGCTCTAATAGATATGCGTATGGGTGCGTTAACAATGGAAGTTATTTCAGTAGAAAAAGATAATGATAATTTTGGAAAAACTTGGCAACCAAGTAACCAAATATCAGATGAGGCATGTACTGCTAAGCATACAATATTTACTGCGAATGTTGTAGCGGGACTAGGTGCAAGTCAGTTATTTAATGTCTTGCATAATAGGTCGTACTGGCAGTATATTAGGCAGTCGTTGGCACCTCTCTCCTTCGGTAGAGAGTATCCAGTAAATAAAATAACAGAGGTAATAAATAATGGCACTGAAAAAAGTGAAAACAAAACCAGTGTCGATAAATCCAGGCATAATGTTATTGTACGGACCACCCAAGGTCGGCAAGACAACAATGTTAAGCAAGCTTGACAACTGCCTAATTATCGATACAGAAAGTGGAAGTAGCATGATAGAAGGCTATATCCATAGAGTAAAAAATCGGCAAGAACTTATAAACCTCGTTAAAGAAGCTAAAGATGGGCACGATTACAAATACTTTGCTATAGATACTATAGATAAAGTAGTAGACTGGGCTGAGAAAGCTGTATGTCTAGAGTATGAAGTGCCTTCTATAGCTGATTTATCGTTTGGCAAGGGTTATGCCTTAGTAAGAGAGAAGGTGATGAATACAATCCATAATTTAAAAGATTGTGTTGACCACTTAATAGTAATAGGACATAGAAAAGTAGCAAGAGCAATCGTAGACGGAAAAGCAATAGTTGAGCCTGAAAGCTTAGATATTACAGGAAAACTAAAGAACATGATAATGTCAGATTGTGATGCTATAGGATATGTACATAGAGAAGAAGATAAACTAATGATTTCATTCAAAGCAAATGAAGCTGTAGAAGCTGGTAGTAGATGTGAGCATCTAAAAGGCGAAATTATTGAATTTGATTGGAAGAACATATACAAGAAGGAGAAAAAGTAAATGGGCATAATAAGACCAACAAGTAAAGGCAGTAACGAGACAAGTAATTATTATGGTATATGCGATATAGCTATATTAGGGTTCACTGATAAAAGTGAAAACTATGATTGGGCTGATGTATACCTAGAAGTTGACGTCAAACAAAAAGGCAGTGATTACACTAAAACAATACGATTAGCTGGCTCTTTAGATAGAGACCCTGATGGCTCCGTAACAGGTGGCTCAGTACTTAATCGCCTATACCACTTCTTTGATGTGCTAGGTGTGAGTGCAGGAATTAATGCACAAGGTGCTTTTGAAACCGAAGATGGGAAACCCATTGAGGATATAGCTAACTATCTTAGTGATAATCACTCAGTTGGAACGGAAGAACCAACAAGCTTTCCATATCTAGCTTATGTTTATAAAGAAAAACCTAAGCAAACAGGTGGGAAAGTATACACAAGGGTTCACTATAAAATAAACGCTAATTCAGAAGAGGGCAGAAGAAAGCTTACTGATGATGTTAATTGGTTTAAAAGTAAAGGCTTTATAAAAGAAGCTAAGCTGGAAGAGCCAAAGACTACTGTAGAGGAAATGGATGAGATATTCGGTTCTGATGCAATAGGTAATATGTAGTGAACTATATTGAGATAGCAAAAGGGGGCCCGAGAAATCGTGGCTCCCTTATTCTCAAGAAAGACCTATTAAGACATCTAAATAAAAATATACCTTTCTATAGAAGTGTTTATACGTATGATAAAGATGCGTATGAATTTGCTGAAGCTAATGGTGGTTTAAAAAACTACTTTGGCAAGAGAGGTATTGATAATATAATACTAGATATAGATAAAGGAAATAGCTCAAATGAACATACCAGACAAAAAGCAATTGGAATTATTGTCAGACTCGAAGAGTTCGATGTTTCGCAAAATTCTATCCAATGCTATTTTTCAGGTACTGGGTACCATATTGTTGTACCTAATTCTGTATTTGGCTTTACACCTAGTGATAATATACATTACAGTGTTAAGTCAACTATAACGAAAATATTTCCTGAAGCTGATAGTAGTATATTTATGAGAACAGGTATTTACAGGGTAGCACATACTGTAAATAGAAAAACTAACTTATATAAAATACCTATAACAATACAAGAGTTATTTGATACTGATATAGATTTAATTGAGTTAGCTAAAGATGCAAGAATAGGTTATCCTTACTCTGAAAAAGTAGGGAATGCAGAAATGAGTAAGTACATAGTGACAGAAGCTCCAAGAATACAACAATCCAAAAAGACAACAGAACCTATGGATATTGTACCTTGTGTTCAAAAGATGTTAAATATAGGGCCTCAGGAAGGCAATAGAAATCAAACATTAATGAGAATAGCTTCGCATTGTGCAAGGCACGGCATACCATCAGAATATGCTAAAGCCATGATATTGCATTGGAATAATAATAGCTTAAACAAAGATGAAGTCATAGAGAAAACAGAATATGTCTACAATAGAGGCTATAAATATGGATGTCAAGATTCAATAATGCACGAACACTGTCAAACAAGATGTATTTACTTCAAAAGAAAAGACTATCTAGTTGACGTAAAGAATGTAGATGACTTACAAGCAGACTTGGCAAGCAGATTAACAACAGATTTTAGTGGTCGAACTATCAATGTTGGTAAATCTCTTGGAATAAGCGCTGACTGTGAAATATATCCAGGCGAATTAGTTACTATATTTGGGCCAACAGGTTCAGGTAAAACTACATTTGCTCAAAACCTAGCATTAGGAGTTGATTTCAAAAATGACAAGATAAACATAGATTCTCAGATTCCTTGTTTATATCTATCATTAGAGTTATCAGCATGGTATATGCACAGAAGAAATCTACAAATAGTAAGTGGTTTAGATAAAGAGCAAGTGACAGAAAACTTTGAAGAAGTGTATAATATGCATAAAGAAAAGTTAGGTCACTTAGTAATACAGACAGTTGCTCCAAATCTAGACCAGATACAGCAAAAAGTTAGAGAGCTTCAACCAGCCGTCGTAGTCATTGACTATATTGATTTAATATCAACAAATTCACGGTATATGGGAGAATATGAGCAGATTAAACAAGTTTCTCATTATCTTTCTAATTTAGCAGTTAACATGGATATAATAATAATACAGATAAGCCAGGTGAGTAGAGATTACAGCCGAAACGAGGCATTAGACCTGTATGCAGGTAAAGGTTCAGGAGCAATAGAGAATGCCAGTCGTAAAGTAATTGGGTTAAACGGACAAGCAAATGAAGATACAAAGAAAGTCGGTATGTATAAGAATACTGATGGTGAATTGTTTGACACAGAGCTTGTTTGGCAACCTTCATTTAGATTAAGGAGGACATAATGAAAGAAGGCTCACTAGTATTCATCTTAAGAGATGATAACTGTTTTTTAATTAGATTTTTCCATCTAATTGGATTTGCAGTTGTAAGGCATGACAATGAAGTTGGTATAGGTTATCAACTATCTGTACTAATATGGAAAATAGACATAGGTATTAACTTAACTAAAAGACGAGGTGATTATGTCAAGAGAATCAAAGACGAAACGGGTCCTGAGGCATCTGCTTAGTGGACTTAAGTTGACTCCAATGGAAGCTTATCGAAGCTACCATACAATGAGATTAGGTGCAATAATACACACATTAAGGAATGGATACAAAGGAAAAGCTTATGATATAGTTAACCTTAATCCAAATGGGAAACATGCAGAATACCAAATCGAAAAGAAATAGGAGAAAACAGCAAGTGAATTGGGAGGGGCTTTATATGAAAAAGCTCCTTCCAATACATAAGAATCATTCTAAAAAGATTTACCATAGAATGATGAAGAAATCTTCGACATTAAAATCGTCTTTAAAAAGAAGGAGTAGAGAATATGAAGTCGAATTTAAAGTATCGCTTACAGAGCTTAGACAGTTACTTTATAAATCTTATGGGAGACCGTGCGTATATTGCAATGAGACTTTGGTTGTCAGCAATATGGCTTGTGACCATATCATCCCTCTTAGTATGGGTGGTGGTAGCATTATTAAGAACCTTCACATAGTATGTGGTCGATGTAATACTAGGAAGGGTCCATTGACTCATAAAGATTATGAAGAATTGTTAAAAAGTCTTAGTAAATTACCTGAAGATGTTGTAAAATATGTCCTAAGGAAGTTAGCGAAATCAGAAATGTTTTAAATAATTAGTAAGGTACGACGGGAGCGGTACACGTTAAATAATGAAGCTCCGTATCGGTCAAGATAGTACGGTTCAGGGGTCCTAGGTAATTAACCTCTGCTTTGCTATTAAACCTTACTATAAATTAGGGCAGAGTCAGCCGTCACACTCCTCGTGACACACTCTCTTTACTCTGCCCGAAGATTTGGGAAGTAATGCTAGACTAATGGTAAAGTTAAGTTAACTGATTATATCTAAATTGAACTATTAGAAGAATATCTCGTCGAAAAGATACTTCCCAATTAAATTAGAAAAGTATGTAGCTAGAGCTATGGCAGTCCTGAGAAGTTACACTAAGTTTATTCCAGGAACTTGCATCGTAAATTATTTGCAAGCACTACCATAGAATGAGAAAAAAGCTTTTCTATAGATTAGCAAGTACAGGGTGCATGATAACCACCTTATAAAAGTTAGGAATCCTACTGTGTGAGCACTGGTGGGGCGGTACATAGAGATTTATAGGGTATTCTCCCTTTCATATCTCATCCTTTCTGTCCTTTAAAACCTAACTTTTGTACTTGCTATATATGCTCAGAAGTATTAAATTCTAAGTCCTATGATAGAAACTAGAAATTGTTTTGCATGTGGACAATTAGTATATGTACAAGATTGTCATTATCAATGTAATACCTGCGGGTATGCAGAGAATTGACAAGATATATCTGGGAGGTTCTCTCAGAAAGGTAAAAAGAATGTCGTCAAGGAAAATGAGCCAAGCTCAGAAAACAAAAGCAGAAATAGCAGAAAAAAATCTAAGAAATTACGTACAGAAGAAGTATGGTAAGATAGACCTTGGTTTCGTCAGCGAAGGTGTATCAGAAGCTTGGATAAGGAGGTTCTATGAAACAAATAATATCAAAAGGGTTCGCAAAAAAAGATACTAAAGCTTATAAACCTGACCCAGAAACTGGTAAATGGAGAGGTGCAGATACTAAAAATGGTAGCTTTGCAACTATTAAGCCAGGTTGGGTAGCTGAGTTTAAGGTTAATGGTAAAAAACATACACTAGAACTATGGGCATTTAATGCCAGATGGGGCGTGCAAAGTATGTTTTACAAATTACATAAGGTAAAAGATGAAGAAAATCTCGAAGACACCATGTAAATTAACTCTTGAAGAAGAGTATGCTTTTGAGCATAAACAAAGAATAAAAGCAGAAAACCATGTAAAAGAGGTTTGGGAATACAATTCCGAACTCGAAAAAGAGGTGAATAAGCTACAATCTATTATCAATAGGGGGGAACACCTACCTAAGAAAAAACCCCCCTTAAATCCTCGATTACTATTAGAACGTCGATTAAATAAGATATATAAAGACAGAGAAATAGCAATTAAAAAGATGGAGAAAAATTTAAATGTACACAAAAAGTAAGAAATTTGGCTCTAAAATTAGACCTCAAGGATGTAAATACTGTAAGTCAAAAGAAGTACATTGGGCTGATACAGAATTAGGTTGGGTTTTGTTTGAGAAAAAAACAGGCACTAAACATTGGTGCAATAGAGGTTAGGATGAGTAATAAAGAAGAATTAAGAATCCTTTGGGGATTAGTCAGAAGAATAAATAACACTATATATGGATATAGAAAACCAACAGGGAGACCACGTGGCAAAAACAAAAAAAACCAAAAAAAGCCTAGAAGAAGGCGTTAGAAATATAGAAATCAATTTATCTAATGTGTATATGGAAACTCAAAAGTTAAATACTTTTATGATAGGATTAGAAAATCTTGTTATGTATTTAGCAGAACATTTAGATAAGAAAGAAAGCTTTGAAAAGTTTATAAAAGGTAAACTTGAAGAGCATAGGGAAGAGCTAGATAAAGACGAAGAAAAATAAATTTTGTGGAACCGCTCGGTCAAATTACGGCTTATAGACTCCCTCTTTCTTTAAATCTTTAGCCATTCTGCTTATACCATACATTGGGAATCCTGAGAACTTATCAATAGCCATCATTGGATTCTCCATTAGATTGTTTTTAGCCCAAGGGGAAACATCTTTTATTACCCTTCCAAATGGAAACATTGTGTATATATGGTAGTTTGAAAACCTCTCCCAATCATTAGCTATAAATGAATCTAATCCAGCTACAGGAAGTCTAGCTATAGGAGGAGTTACTAGCTGTAAAGGAGCTATATTTGCAGGCCATGTACCCATAAATGTTCTTTCTCTTTCCTTTTCATCACCAAATACCCAATCAGCTGAATCTTGTAGCCAATTCCAAGGTGCTGGTAATGCTGTTTCAAAAATAGAATACATAAACACGTTAGCTAGTGCAAAGACAAACATGTCTAACTGAAGCGTTCTTTTGAATTTTTCAAATGCTGGAGTACCTTCTTGTAATCCAAAGATAGCAGCTTCTTTTCTAACATCATTTCTAAATCTTGCTGCATTCCATTGCCATAGTTGGAAACGAGTCATAATTTTGCCAAGAGCTGTTCTCGCAAATGCTGGTCTGAAAGGTGCAGAATAAAGGAATTGAGTAGCTTTTACACCTGCTTTTGCCTGTTCTATTAAGAAAGGATGGTTTATATTGTCTATAGCTCCATCAAATCTCTTCCAAGCCTGGACATAGTGAGCCATAAAAGCATGTCTTCTAAGCATCATCTCTGGTTTAGACATGAATTGAGAAGCTATATTCATCATGCTTTTACTTAACTCATGTTTTTCAGTTAAACTTTTAAATGTTTTTGCATCTATCTGGCCCTCTTTCATCTGTTTAACGACATCCGTCATAAATTCAGTTTTACCACGCTTTATAACTTCGGGGTTTAATCCCCATTCGTGCATCATAAAGTCAGGGATAACTCCGTGTTTTATAATAAACTTTTGTATATCGTCTTTAGATTTCCATTCAGGATTTATCCTCTGTAGCCATTTTATGTCTGTTCCTTGTTTCCAATTTTGATAACCAGCACTCTGCAAAGTATGAAGACTTCCTCCAAATACGTTACCTACGGCTGATTTTGGATGAGCTAAGAGAGACGCTAGTTCAAACTTTGCTTCAAGATTAGATATTCTATTTAATGTAGAATATGGTATTTCATTCATTAGCTCATTTAGATTTTCATATTTTGTAGGGTCCTTAACAATCATATTTTTGATTTTTTGCATTCGTTTTTTAACCCTATTGTCAGCCCACCATCCATATGGAGTAGCTGAAACTTTCATACCTGGGTCATTATATACATAGTCAGGGATAACAGATGGATTACCCATAGCATCTTGAGCATATAGTTTTAAGTAATTCTCCCACTTTTGAAGTAATGTCATTTTACTGCCATCACCAAACCTTACTTTATCCCAACCCTTTTTCTTTCCTCTTTTTGAAAATTCATTTATCATTCCTCTGGTAAATATCTGACTTAACTGATTAAAGTATGTGTTAGCAATATTTGTAGCATATATTTCATAAGAGCCATGGTCAATAGACCAGCCAGGAAGATGAGATGTTCTAGATTTCATATTAGGGGACATATTGTTTAGCTCAGTCCACTTTATTACCTCTTTTTTATTTTCTCTTCCCTCTATAATCTCTTGAGCTATTTTATCATACTTATCCCACATTTCGTTAGAGTTAACATCCATCCAGTCGCCTGTTAGATTGTGCAATTTCATCATTATCTTTTTTCGTTCAAGCTGTTTACCTTCTTCACTTAAATCGCTTTTTTCTATTGCCTCTAATTGCCTATTAATAGACTCTCTTGCTGCCGCCTTGCTATGAAACATATGAGGAAAATAGGTACCAAAATCATATACTCCTGTTTTCGCTATCTTATTTTCTGACATACGCTTAACCATTTCACCCAATCTCTTTATATTTGTAGCTGAGTAGCGAACAAATGTCTTCTCTTCTTCTGTAAAATTCTTAGCTCCCTTTTTAGATAAGCTTCTTAATTTATTTTTAATATCTGCAACTTCCTGAAGCTTTAAATCTATCATCATAGAACGAGCCACTTGCCTAAGGCCATCTATTCCATAACTAGTAGGGATGTCTTTACCTTGTTTATACAAAGATGTCATATCTTTAATAAATAATCTCCAATCTAGCATAGGCTCTTCGATATCATTGTTATGAAATTTTAACTTATCCTTCTTATCTTTTAAATGATATCTACCCATAGCACCTTTTTTTCCACCAATAATCTCAAAAATTTCTTTATTCATGCTTTTATAGACTTTCATGATATGAGTCTTTATTTCTTCTCCTGTAAGTTTTTTCCTAACAGGTTTTCCATCTTGTAAAAAAGTGACACTATATGTCTTCTTTAAAGCATCCTGGACTTCAGGGTTTTTAGCCATTTCATTATATCTAACTTCATATTCGCTAGATTGAGTCTGTCTTTGTCCTAAGCTTTTTCCAGAGCTTTTTTCTGTCAATACTTTATATTTTAAATCTCTCTCCATAGACCTAATAGCAAATTGACGTAATAATTCACCATTAACTGTATTCTCAACAAAAGGAGCCAATTTAAATGATGTCTTAGACTTTAACCTGTCCCCTAAATCAATAGCTTTTTCACCCATACGACTAATCCAATCTTGCATTCCCTCTAACCACCAAGTAGGCTTTGCGACAGTACCGAACACTTCTTTACCCTTCCTTTTAAACCAACCTTCTTTTTTAAGCCAAAGGACATCATATTTCATCATTTCTTTATTTACTGCTTTAGGAAATAACGTCCAGTATCTTGCCTTCATATCTGGAGAATCTTCATTAAATAGTCTTTGCCATATAGAGCCTTTTCTTATATCTTTCAAGAACTCATTTAAAGCAATATAATCTTGTTTATCCATCTCATTTAGAGGCTTACCCATTATAGATGCAGTTATATGGTTTAAGTTTAAACCCTCTTTGTTATGCATATAGTGTATATTTTCAGCTAATTCTGTAATTACTTTTGCTTGGTCTTTAGGTAGCTTGCCTTCTACTAAACCTTCATAGGTATCCATATCTCCTACATAAGATTCAGATATTTCTTTTGGAACAGGCTTCTCAATAAAAGGGACTTCAGATTTTTCATATTCCACTTTCATTTCATCTAATTTTTGAGCTGTTTCCCACTGCTCTTTTGTAAGCTTTAATTGACTTTTCTTCTCTGAAGCTTTAAAGGTTTTAGTGGTTAAGTTCATATACTCTTTTAAAAATGCTTTTATAGATTGAGAAGGTATTGCAGTAGATGAGAACCCTAATTTTACCATAGATGTTCTTGCACCAGAAGTATTATACCACATAGTTTCATACCTTCTTATAGTGTTTGCATCTCGCTTTGTCTCCTTTCTTTTTCTCATCTCCTCTTTTACAAAGGTTTTCTTGTCTCTTCTAGCTCTGTTATAAGACCCTAACATAAAATAATCAAATAATCTTTGTTCTTGAACAGACCGACCTTTTTTAAATGCTTTTATCTCTGCATCTATTGATGCTTGGTCCATTTTAGCAGAACCCTCTTCTTCAGCTCTTCTTTCACCTCTCTCTATCTGTTTATCCTTAATGAATTGACCACCTTCTTCGACATCTTTATTTAAATAATTTTCCTCTTCAAAATGTCTAGATAAATCATTCCTTTCTTTTGCATTTAAATAGCTTTTATCTTTCAGCTCTTGAGCTTTTGAGTGTAACTCAGAGATAATATCATCTGTTAAAACATCTCTATGTTTTGTAATATGGTTAGACATTAGCTTTAAAGAAACCATATCATGAATGTCGTTAGTTACGATATAATCTTCTGTTTCCTTTAAGATATCCTCCATCATTTCAACTCTTTCCTGTTGAGTAAACTTTCCTTCTTTTACTGCTCTTTTAAAATCAATGAGAGCTGTATCCTTTTTTCTCTCTTTATTTTTCATATTACCATATTTAGTCTGCCATTTTCTTCTAAATGCTTCAGGTATATAGTTTAAATCTTTTACAAATTCTTCAAAATAGTAGTTAGCAACAGCCTCTCTTCCAAATCGTCTGCCTTCAACTTCTCCTTTTTGAACATTAGCTGCTCTATCTCCATCCTCATAAGCTTTCCATTTAGGATTTAGAACCATATCTACAAATTGATTTTGAGTTATAGTAAAAGTACCTCTCCCCCAAACCTTTTCTACCCACCCACTACCATACTGCATTTTAAATTGCTTAGCGAGCTTGTTCATCGTTTGATAAAGAGAAGTTAGCTCTTTTATATCAATCTTATTTAAGATATTATCGCTCCACCTATCTGTTCCTTTTAACAGTCGAGCTTGTTTAGCTAGTATATTTGTATAGTCAGACTCATTATTAGTGTAATCTCCTAAAAATTCTAACTTATCTCGAATCTCTTGCTCACTATGAGCTCTATTCATTTGCCAATTTTTACTGAACATAGCATTATTTAACTCTCCAAAATGCTTTACAATACCTTTTCTAAGCTTCCAAACTTGGTCTGATTCACTTTGAAGGAATCCATGCGTCTTGCTAAATGGCCTAAATTTTGTATAAAAATAGTTATTATCCATAGGCTTCCATTCCCCTACAGAACCATCAGCTTTTATCCTTCTTATGCCGTCTATTTTAAAATAAGCATCATACAATTCCCTCATATACTTAGATAAAGGTTTTAATCCTGCTGAGTCCATAGGGTCTGCAGAAAAAGCAACCATAGATGTTGATAGTCTCCTAGCGTAATCTAACCACTCTTTTTCTTGCCTAGGTTTTATTAAGACTTCATATACTTCCTTTTTTTTATTTTTCTGTCTCTCAAATACTATAGCTTCCTCACCTACATTAGACATTATGTCGTGAGCATTTTTCATAGTCTTAGTCATAGTCGCTACTCCTCCTAGCAGGTTGCGACCTTCAACTGTTCTTTCTGACACTTCTCTTCTTACAGAAGGTGAATACATTAAAACTTTCTCTTCTGACATCATTCTAGACTCAGCATTTTCATTTTGAGTTAAAAGCCATGCCATAGATTTATCTTTATACTTGCCTTCAGGATGACTTACAGCTGTTTTTTTAGGGTCAGGTATGTATTCAGAGTATTTTTCCTTATCTTTTTTAGACAATTTATCATATTCATCTTTATTCTTATACTCGTAAACAGGTATATCTTTTTTCTTTGTCTCTGGATTCCATTTGAATTTAACAGGCTTGTTACCTACATAACTAACAAACTCGTTTTTATTAGATTCAAATACGTCTTTCCAAGATTTTTTCATTCCACTACCTGCACCAGCCCCATCTCTTCCACCAAAATAAATAAAAGCCTCATCACCATCAAGGTCAGCACCACCTAGTGCTCTCATGCTTCTAGGATGAACTAGTACTCCATGTCCATATCTTCCTGTAAATCCCATAAAATTAAGTGCGTGAGCTCCAGATATTGAATCCATAGGAACCCTAATAACCATAGCTCTAAACACTTCTTGAATTTCTTTCTCCATTCCTTTATACTTACCAGCTTCATAAGCATCCCATACTTCACCTAAAGTCTTTTCTTTTAAATTAAGGTGCGTATTTATCTTCATCGCTCTGTAGTCTGTATCTAGGAAAAATATATCGTCTCTCTTATTGAGTAACTTTAAATTCTTATTATAGTTATCGAAATCAACTTGCATAGCTAAGTCATAAGGCCTCATTCTAGCTGCACCCGAATTACCTATTTTAGGTTTAGTAATTTGGGATATTATATAATTTCTCATTACCTGTATTCTATATGGTCTAACCCATTTATGAGCAAATAAAACAGAGCCTTTTCTGTCCTTCCCTTTAGCTAATGGTATACTTTCCCTTATAAGTCTATCAGTTACAGTATTAAAATCTTCTATTTCAGTAATATATTCATTTAAATCTTCAGCTCTTATACCATCTTCTTTAGCATTTTCATAAGCAATTTCTTTATTTAGTCTTAGTAATTTTTGATATGCTCCATCAGCAAACGCTGTACCTTCATTAGAGTTAATTACTTCAAGCAAATCATTAATACCAATCTTTTCAATATTATTTAACAGTTCTGCTTCCTTTTTAGACTCAGGATTCTCCATGTAGTCCTTTAACTTAGCATTCCATTTTTCATCACCTTTATATTTCTTATATATAGTTTCGTTAAATATATCTTCTATAATATCTGTAGGGACTGGTTTTGTAGGAACTCTAGAGTTTAAAGCACTAAACCATTGTTTTGGGATTCTAGATAAGTGAGTAATCATACTCTCTGTATTTTTAACTGTATAATTATATTTAATATGAGAAGGGTCTAAATCATATATAGAGGCATCTTCTAAATTTAATTTAGTTCTGCCTAATTTTATCTTCGTAATCTCTCTTAATCCCAATTGTTTAGCTGCAGATTTTGGTATTATATAATGAATCCCTGCTTTTTCCATAGCTGCAGAAAGTTTATCTCCAGCATTATGAAACATAAACTTACCTAATAAAGCTCCATTTTCTGCATGAGGGGATACTATAAATGCTTTATTTTGACCTGATTTTACATGTCCCCCATCAATATTATTATAATCAACTGCTCTATTAGTCCCTATAATAGCACCATCCATAATCTCACCATAAAAAGTAGCGTCATAGTTAGTTAGTTTTTCTGGATGCAATCCCTCAGGAAGGTCTCCTAGGTCATCTATTAAAATATATCTAAGCTTATTCTTTTCCTGGCCTTTTTTACCTAAGAAATTCTTGTCATTCAACCCTTTCTTTCCAAAATAAGATATAGCTGCTTCAGGACTACCTGACCATGAAGGGGTAAACATAATTTGAGCTCTCTTATTAAAAGCTAATGAATTAGCTAGAAAGCCATTATCATGCCAAATTTTCTCTAAATTTTTAGGAGTATACTCTAATCCATTCATACCTAAATCATATAAAACATTAGATGTAAATGCCCTTCTATGCATAGCCATTGCTTTTGGTCTTGATATATCAGGATTTTGTTCTATAAACATATCTCTAGAGTAGTTAAATATATCTTTCTTACCTTTCATAACTTTATTTAAAGTATCTCTTAACTTATGCTTCTTTGTGTGAGGATGATATTTAACAAAAATAAGCTTATCTGCATCACCTCTACCTCCAAATAGATAGAACTTTTTCTTTTCCATCGATTTAGTAACTTCTCTAATAATCTTTTCGTATGAATTTTTATCTGTTTCTCTTAACCTAGATAGTTTCATGTCCTTATAAGAGCCAGTAGCTTCGTCTTTTACAGAGATATCATTAAATGTAAATATAGGGGAGACTACTCTTTTGTTTTTACCCTTACCTACCGTCTCTGGCTTCCCTCCGTCTTTATAGTATATCTCCTCTATTACCTTAGGAGGCTCTATAGAGATTTTTCTATTACCACCAGCAGTCTGTCCTGACTCTGGCATATCTGATATTTCAATTTTTTCCTCTTGTATAGTTCTTAATCCACCAGTTTCTACATCTTCTTCTGTTTTTAATGGGTCGTAAACTATTCTTAAAAATCGCTGTTTTTGGCCATGATTTAGTTTAGTTAGCCATTGCCTTATCTCACCCTTTATTTCGTCCTTAAACCCTGTTTTATACCTAGAATTTAACTCTTCCATTAACGCTTCTGTATTAGGCTCTTTTCCTCTGCTTATATGCTTTTGAAATATACCTGCTACTTCATTTGCTGTTAATGTTTTTAAGTCTGCTTTAATATCTGATTCAAACTCAGGTAAATCCCATATCTTTCTAAGATGTTTCTCTGCAAATTGTTGAGCTCTCCACCCCACTATTCTATTACTAGAGCCTGAAGAATTAGGTTCAGACTCAAAGTCTAACTCTATTTGCTCTCCTAGTACCTCACTAACACTTTTAGCCGCATCTAGTATCTTTATCCGTTCTTTTTGTAGAGTAAGTATATTATCCTTTATTTTAGGAATCTCATCAGAAGCATATTCAGTAACTATAGTGTCACCTTTTTTCTTTTCAGTCTCTAGATTTTTCTCTAATATACTTAATTTTCGTTCATTCTTTGCAATATCTAAGTCTAATTGTCTAACTTTTTGCACTATTCTTGTTTCTGCAGGGTCTACTTTAGTTCCCTCAGGAGAGTGTTCTAGCTCAGGCATTGTTTCTTGAGCTTTATCTAGATTTCCTTTATTGATTTCATTTAAAAGCTCCCAACCTTCTTTAGTAACATCACCTTCTTTTGTAATTTTCCCTGTTAAATCAACCCCAAGCCTCTTTAATTCCATTAATAAGAAGTGCCCTCTAGCTCTTCTAAGCTGAGGGTCCATAACTTTACCTATTTGGTTATCAATCTCATCTTTAACGACTTGCTCTTCTTTTGCGTACCTCTTGCCCATTAAATTTGGGTCTCTTGTAAATTCAAGTTCGGCATTATTTACAGATTCTTTCTGCATATCTCTCATGAATCTACCTGCTCTATGCTTATGCCAAGGAACCTCATGAGAGCCAAAATAGGCACCTAATAAGTACTCATAAACCTGTTCTGCTGAAGTAGCCCCTCTCATTGTAGATGGTAATCCTTGAAAAACAGAACCTGCAATAGCTCTTATTGTTTTATCTGCGGCTTTATCTCCTGTTTGAACAACATTACCTAAACCTCTAAAAACACCACCAAATACTGCTCCATGACCAGCACTTGACATTATAGCATCTACTCCTCCTTGCCAAGCAGATATACCACTAGCAAGACCTAAATTAAATGCACCTTCAGCTATGTGTTTTACAGGGCCTCTTGTAAGAAACTGAGCAGCAGTTTGAGTGGCTCCTGCCCTACCCTTTGCAGCTTGTTCTATAGCAGGTCCTACTATTTTTTTAGCTTTTTTAGTAGCTTTACCAGCTAACCATAGAGGAACAGACTTAACCTTAGCTACTCTAGCTGCTGTTCCTGCTAATCCTAGCATTTTTAATGGAGTTGCCATTATTCCAGGGGCAAACCCAACTAAATGACCAAGGCTCCTAGCTATATTTTCATATTCATTATCAGGATGGTCTCCAGTCTCTAAGGTAGTAAAGCCACTAGCAAATCCTTTACCGAATTGCATAATAGCTTCTCCAAAATTAAAATCGCCTGGATAAAAAGGAATTTGATGATAACTAGCATGCTGCTCTAATTGAGCCTTAGATTGCTCTGAAAAACTGTTAGGATTAGCTTTAAAGCCTTCTATTAATTGTCTAGTTTGATTTTCATCAAGAGATGGGGAGAATTGCTGTTGTTGTTGCCCTTCTTGAGCAACCTGCTCTTCAATTTGCTTAACTACTCCATATGGATTTATAGCCATTTAATTATCGAAGTCCCAAATACTTCCTTTCTGTCTTTTTATGTCTTCTATCTCTGGAATAGCGTTAATAACATTAATACTATCTTGAGGCATAGGAGCTTGCCGATGGTCTATAATCTCCCCACCTTCACCTTCTATAGGTGTAATTCTTAAATTTTCATCTCCTAATACAGAGTTATTCATAATCTTTTCTTTATTCTCTTTTTCTAATCTTGCCCGTTCTCTCTCTGCTTCTTCCTCGGCTCTTCTTTGCCCTTCAGGAGAGTCAGGATGAGGTGTTTTAGAAGTAGTCCATGTCTGTGAATAGTCTGCTCCTAAATCAAATATACTCCCATATACCTTGTCATTATGTCCAGGAGCATTAGCTACGCTGAAATTTCTATTTAAGTGGTAAGGATTGATTGATAGTTCTTTATAGTCTAGCATTAAAACTCCGTAGTTACATTTAAATGATAACCCCAAAGCTCTGGATTATGCTCAGGATAATGCTTTTTAAGCAATCTAATCCAAGCCTTTGGATTTCTTCTTGTTATAAACTGTACTTCTTTAGCCCCGATAGCTTTGGCTAATTTAAAGATATCTTTAAACTTTTCCTCACTATTTTTTTCGAAAAACAAAGTTCTTATAAATAAGCAGTCAGGATTTGGTACAAATTGGATAAATCCATCTTCCCAGTCGTATACATAGCATCTGTTCTTTAAGCATCTCCTAAACTCTAAGTCTTGTTCTGATTTATCCATGTACCTATTCTCATATTTCTTCATCATAGGAGTAGGTTCTGTAGGATATTTAACTATCTTACCAAAATCCAACTTACTTCCATGACTTAGGAACTATTTGTTGATTAGTAACAGTTGAGCCAGGTACATATGGATTGCCTTGATTTGAAGATTCCTCTTCTCCTCCAAAAAGCGTCTTCCCTAAGGATATTACATCACTTACTGTTAAGGCTAACATAGCTGCATTTCCCCAGCCAGGCATAGCACTTCCTGCTATCTGTTTAGCCCCTGCTTTTCTTAAAAAACTTTTCCAAGCACTACTAACTGTACCACTTCCCAGTTTCTTAACAGTCTGATTATAACCTAGTGTTTTTACTTTACTTTTTATCTGCTTTTGAAGAGCTGCTTTAGTCTTCTTTAAATCTTTTTTGTTTATACCTAACTCTTTAGCATGCTTAGTCAGCTCTTTAGTAGTTAGGTGCTTTCCTGATAAGCTTCTTCTCAACATATTGCCTCTAGAGGCCTGGTAACCTCTTCTTCCATAGTAGCCTCCAACACCTACGTTAGTAATTCCTTGCGCTATCTCAGCTTCTCTCTCTGTGGCTCCTAATTTTCTAGCTAAGGGAGATACGGCAAATGAAGCTGCAGCAGGACCCCAATTTCTCATACCTCTTGAAAGAGCTCCTCCCCTGCCTTTTTTTGATTTTTCAGCCATCGCTTTCGCTTTATCATAAAGAGCTTTAGAGGCTCCTACAGCCATAGCACCACCTACTCCTGCTTGAAAAGGATTATCTGTTACCTTTTTCCAAAGACCTTCACCTTCTTCTGTAGGGGTTAGAGTAGATAGCATTTGTATAGCAGTTTCATCAGTCTCGCCTTGCATATTATGAGTAAAGAAATCTTTGTATACAGGGTCATCTTTAAAAAGCCTATGAAATGCTTTTGTTGGAACATTCTGTATCCTCAAAGCACCTAATTGCTTTTTAAAAGCCTCGTCTGATAATTGTTTGTAATAAGGCTTTAACTGTTGGTCAAAATACTTAACATCAGGTTTAATTCCTCTGCTTTTAGCTGCAGATTCATACATATTCCATAGTTCAGCATCACCATACTGTTTTGTTGTAGGTGCTGAAAATTTTAAATCAGTTCCATCCCAAGATAACCTAGGATTTACAGATGTAGCATGAGCTCTCATTTGAGCTTCAAATTCCTGCATCCACTCTTGTTCTCTTTTTAATTTCATTTGCTCTTTATGTTGAGCTACACCTTGCCAATCTATATCTTGCAATGTAGGCATTCCTTGTGGCATTATTTATCTCCTTTTCTATTCTTCGTATTCATAATCTTTGTAATCTCCAGTTATTTTATCAATTCCAGATAATTCAGTATATGTATCTCCCTTTATAACATGGCCTAGATACTTATCTAAGTACTTATATAAGTCAGAGTCTCCAAAATTATCATAAGTTTTTTGAGCGTCCTTTGAATTTGGTGCATATTTTTCAGCCCATTGTTCTGGCTTTAATGATTGATAATCTGCTATCATGTATGCATTCATCATTTCACTTGCACTATCTCCCCATTTAATAACAGGCATATATTGTTTGTCAGCACTATATCCTGAAGTACCATCATCTTCCCAGTACAGCTCAAAATTACCCTGTTCCATACCTCCACCTATTCCTGATAAATAGTCATTTATAAAGCTTGTATAAGTAGGGTATTTATCCTTATCTACATTTTGATGATAATAAGCTCTGTTAAAATCTTTATTAAACTTAGAAAACTCATCATAGTTTTTATCAGTTGTTTTGATATGCTTTAATGTTCCATCTTCTCTAAAAATACCTGATTGAAATTCGTCATACCCTCTTTTCATTTCATTTCTATTAACAAGTGCACCAAAAAGACCTTCTCCTTCTTCCAAGTCTTGAAAGTTAGCTTGATGAGCTATATAAGCAGCATCATCTCCCATCTCTACAAATTCTGTAGGAGTAGGTAAGCTCATGTCAGGCATCTCAGGTAATAGATGCTTTATATAAGAAGGCTTTTGCTCTGTAGAAGGGTCTCCTCCAAAGCCTTGAAACCCTGCATCTAATAAAGACCCAAATCCTGAATCTTCTAAAGCATACTGCATATCTTTTGATGTATCTCTAGCCATTATTTTGCACTAGGGTCGTATAGTGATTTCTGAAGCAACCCTATTCCTTGAGACATCATATATTGATAAGGTAACTGTGCTTGTTGACCTGCTAATAACCTATTTTGCAGCTTTGCTTGAGAGTATGCGTTTGCCATAGTTCCTTGTTGTTGATAAAGATTGGAAGCTTGTTGCATTTGCTGTCCTCTTTGCTGAGTAAGATTTTTCAGTCCTGAACCAATAGCTTGTGTTAGCATAGCATCGTCTTGCTGTTTACCTAAGCCTTCGTATCCAGTGCCTAAAGCAGCTGCTCTATTCCTAGCATTCATATCGTAGGCATAATCTATGTTCTGACCTCTTACTTGGTCTCTCATCCCTTGGTTAAATTGACTATCTGGGTCTTCATATTGTTTTGCTAAATCACCCATTTTATTCATAGACTGCTTTAATGGGTCTAGCTGGGAATTTAAATTGTTTAAATACTTTCTACTATATTGATTAGGGTCTGCCATTCCAAGCATACCTCCAAAATTCATCAGAGCACCCATTCCAGCGCCTGCTTGACTCCCTTCGGCTCCAAACCAATTTTTACCTATACCGCTTAATGCTTCTCCAAACCATCCCATATTTATCTCCTATAGATATTGATGCCCAGCTAATTCCCCCATTCCTAATGGAGATGCTGGGTCCTGTTGAGCCACTGCCATCAGTGGATTAAATTCTTCTACTGCTCCCTGAGGAGCCATCATATTTTGAGCCATAGGCTGTTGTCCCATTCCTTGCATCATACCTAATGCACCCATGCCACCCATACCTCCCATCATAGCTTGTAGCATACCTGGATTCATACCTCCTTGCATACCACCCATTCCTTGAGGCATTCCTTGAGGCATTCCGCCTCCAAATTGTTTTTGTAAGGCACTTCCTAGCATTCCTTTTAGACCGCCTTTAAGCTTGCCTTGTAACTGCTTTTTAAAGTGTTCTTTAGCTATAGATTTTAAACCACCTTTAGCGAGAGATTTAAAGCCTCCTTTAGCTAAGCTTCCTCCTATTTTACCCCAAATACCTCCACCTGCGCCACCTAGTAATCCTCCTACGCCAGGAAGCATAGCAGATAAAGCGCCAGTAGCAAGGCCTTTTAATATACTAGGTCCATGCTTTTTTAAATTAGATTTTAACTTTCTAGCACCTTTTTTTAGTGCCTTTCCAAGCTTTTTAAATGGTTTCCAACCCATATTTTATACCTTTTCCATCAGTCTAATATAACAAAATCTCTTTATAAAACAAAACATTTATTTAAGCAGCTCCTAATGTTGTTATTGTCCCACTGCTTCCTATGTACTTTAGAGCACCTGAATCTACGTACAGATAACCACCTCCAGAAGGAGTTCCTATTAACCCAACTTTATCCTTTATAAATACCTGGGAATTGGAAAATATCTTTACATGCTCTACTTGAGTACCGTCATATACAGTAGAGAAAGACATAAATGCATGCTGAGTTCCAGCTGTGCCAGTCCAGTTACCCTCTGTCCCTACAGTTATTTTTCCAGCGTCTCTTTCAGTATTTGCAACTCCTCCTGTATGATAATGTTGATTAAACAAAATAGATGTCTTTGTGTCAGCCATAGAGGCTGCTGCAGACCAATTAGATAGAGTTAATAAATAAGTCTGTCCGCTTACAGCTTTAGTTCCTCCGTTATTATTCATTTCTACTCCTGTTGCAGTTATTTCAGTAGCAGTCTTATTGTTTATAGTAATGCTAAGAGGGGGAGTAGATGAGCCTGATAAAAGACTTATATATCCCTTTTGGAGATTTCCAGTGCCAGCAGCATAAAGTGCTTTAAATTGCACATAATTTCCTGTTCCTGAGCCTAATTTAATACTAGGACTTGAATCATTGGCAGTAGCTGTCATTTCTAAGTCGCTTCCTGTAATAGAAAAAGATGTAGTAGAAGATGTTTTTGTCTTTACAGTACCATTAGTAAATCCAATATCTCCAGGACTTTTAGGGGAATCTTTTAAGGTAATTACATTAGCTTTTAATCCTTTGTAGACTCCATCTGCATTAACTGATGGTATTGTGAATCTATCGCCTGTAGCTTTTTGAGCACTAACTCCAAAGGTGCCTTCATCACTTTTATGAACTAAATAATATTCATTTCCCATATCTAGAACTTTGATAGGAGGATTTTCATCTGTCTTCTCTAAAACATTATTTAACTCTTCATAGATTCTAGCTACTACAGTGTTTAATTCCTGTATATTATAATCTTTTGAGTAAACTAAAGGAGGTATAAGTGCCATTATTTAACTTTTGTCCTTCTGTAAACTATACCTATCGAAGACATACTAACATTTGCGTTTTTCATTTGAGCTGATTCAAAACTTGAACTACCCCATTTTAACTGTATTCTTTTGCCTTTTTTATTTATTTTCCATTCATTAGTTCCCGATGCAACAAGAGTAACAGGCACTCCATCTATCTCTACAACAGGAGTATCGACAGTGCCATCTGCAGTTATTTTTAATTTTATAAATCTCTTGTCTACATTATCATGGCCCATTGTAAATTCTTTAGTCCAATATTGAATCTTCCCAGTAGTTTCTTTTTTCCCTTTCTGATAAACTCTTATCTTACCTTCTGAGTCAGGCGATTTAGCATAGTAAGTTTTGCTATCCAGCAGACCTTGGAACAGATTACCTCCAACTATATATTCTGTATCTGAAAAAGAAGTAGGCACTTCCAAGTCCCATCTGCTCTTTAAAAGGTGATACTTTAATGTATAAGTTCTTTTTGCCACTGTTTTAGTCCACATAACAACTTGATTTTCTAAGTCGTAATAAGCTTTTGTTCGATTCACATCAGCTAAATCTCTCCATCCTTTTTTCGCTCCTGAATATAAGTCTTTTTCAATAGGATAACTTATTACTTTAGGATTACTACCATCTAAATGGTAAATATGACTATCATCTGCCCAGAAAATACCATAATCATTGGTAACTATAGAGTTCTTATTAAGCAATCCAAATCCTTCATAAACACCCTCTACAACAAGTCTAGATGGTTCTAATTTTATAAGATTTTTCCTAGTAAAGGCATATATTCGGTTCCCAAAACTAGCTAATGCTATAGGTTTAAAAGGCAGTTTTATCATAGAACCTGTAGATTGAGAAAATGTGTTGTAAGCATTAGCATTTGACCTAAATATAAATCTACTAAAATCATCGTTTAAATGAGCCCAGTTTACATCTCCTACAAAAAGATGACCTCCATAAGTTACAGAGCAACTATATGAAGGCTGTAGATTATGTAAGTTACTACTAACTCCATTTATAAGGGAATAATAACTATCGTTTGCAAAAGTGTCGGTAAATGTCGTTTTAACTCCTGAATAAGATGCCCCATCGACAGAATCGGTCACGTAAACTGGCTCAAAAGTTTCATCTGTAGTTTTAAGTTTAACCACTCTATTCCAGTAACCTCCCTCTCTATTTTTTCTATAAACACAAACTGCAGAAACTCTTTTAGACACTTCTGAGGCTTTAAATGTCAATGTTATTTTTGCACTTTTATAATGGATAGTAGTACTAGTATTCTCAATAGAATATACTTCACCAGATAAAGGGCTTTCTTGAACCCCATCATATTCAAAAGTAAGTCTATATTCCCTAGTTATTCCAGCTCCAGTACCTTGATTTTTTCCCCATCCATATAAATCTGTATCTTGAATAGCTTGCTCATCCCAATGGGTATAAGCGTCATCGCCATCTTCTATTGAATCTGTTAATTCAAAATCAAATTCAGTAGAACCTGTTATAGTAGCATAGCTATTTTTAAGATAACCATATGTATTTTGAGACCCTATTGTCCAATTGTAGTCATTATCATCTATCTCTGCTTCTGAGCTAGCATTAGCTAATGATATATTAAAAAATCTATCTCTTTTTGCATAGCTCCATGTACCATCAGCATTAGATGTATTTTCAAAAAATGTACCTAATGCCGGATATCTAAACCCATATATGCCCCATTTAAAGTTTTCTCCAGAGTTTGAAGCACTAGCTCCTCCTTCCCCTTTAGATAAAATCCAAGGTATATTTATAAAAGATGTATTCACATAGTCTGAGCCTGCATTTGGAACTGCTACACTATTAACATCTGCTATATCATGTGTAGTAGGGCCACTGCTTTCTAAAATCTCTATAAGCCTTGGCCATCCAAAGTTTATATTAGCACCAGCGGTATCGTTGTCGCCACTATCTATTTCAGCCATATCATATATTGCATTACCAGTTCCATGTTGACCGTCTATTTCGTATATACCTGGAAAACATAACACAGCTGGTGTTCCTGCATATGCAGATGGGACTGCAAAAGGTGCAGGATGAGATGGGAAATGGTCTATCCCTAAAACTTGTTTACCTGCGCTAGTAGTATTAGAGCCAGTAGTATATCCGTTAAACTTTAATTTATTAAATGAATGGAAGTCTGTGACTCCACCACTACCATTAGTGCCTCCAAAAAAGGCTAACATATAAGGACCATTAGGAACTATATTGTCAGGGTCAGCTGGACTTCCTGTAAAAGCAGCATTACTTATTGTAGATAAAACAATTGAATCCACTTCATCTCCATCTGTTTCAGTAGGAATTTGAACACAAGCAGTGTCATTTTTAGGACTTTTATATTGAGCATCCGCTAAACTGTCATTCTGTATGACAAAATTAGCGTCTACTGCATCTGTTTTATTGTAGCCTGCAACACCAGCAGTTCCTCCTCCTGATACCAAATCAGCATATGTATCACCTCTTTCAGCTGTTGTGCTATTTTTAATTAAAGTTCCCATTTGAGAGCCTCCGTCAATATTCCAAATCTGGTCTGAATAGCTTTCTATAAATGTATGATACTCAGGATGCGAATCTGTTTCATTATTTCTTCCACTCCAATTTACATTAGGAAAAAGACAGTTTCTTTGAAATGCATTATGGCTTCGACTTGTAGACATTATTCCAGAAGTTCTTCTACTTATTGGGAGTATTTTTATTAACCTAACAAGACTATTAGCTTTATCATAAACCATTGTACTTAAATTAGCATTTTCATATTTAGTGTATTCTGTAGTAGTATTTATGCCGTAGCCAAAAGAATTTTGCCGTACATAATTACATCCATAGTTTTCTATACCTCCACTAGATACCCACATAATAGACCTATGCTTAAGATTATATTCTCTAATTCCTAATCCTGATAAAATAGATGTTGTTCTTGACCTTTCTATATGCACAATATCATCTACGATTTTAACAGTATTATTGCTCATAGTTATTAAAGAAGAAACTACATGATTAACCCCATAAAGGTCACTTACATCCATTAAGCTGTTTGGCCTAGGTTTAAACCGTACCCAAGTCGATGGGTCACCCCCATCTGATTGACCAGGAGTGTGGGTTATCATCTCCATACCTTGATTACTAAGAACATTGTTTCCAGGTTGCTCATAAACTCTATTGTCACGATACCACCAACTTCCTCCATTTACTAAGCAATGAGCTCTATGGTCTGTTGCTGTTGATGCATCTATATCTTTAATAATTGTCTTGACCGAAGGCTCTGTATACGAAGAACCTCCAGCTTTTGGGACAGACCTTTGAAGAACAGACAGTTTAACAGCTTCTTTTCCCCAAGTAACAGTATCTGTGCCAGCTACTAGATTGTTACCAGCTTTAGGGTTTTTGTTAAATGAAATAAACAGTTCATTTTTCCCATATCCCCACCATTCGCCTATAGAAGAATGAGGTTTACTAGGAACAGTCATATTATTCGGTCCATGAGTGCCTTGATTATTTTCTTCGCTATATCTTTGCATTAAATATAAAGGCATTGATTTATCATTTAAATAAACATCTGTCTCTGCTCCTCCTGTCCAGGTCCCAGTAACATCTTCATAAGAGCAAAATAAAAATCTATGTTTATCAGGATTGCCTATTTCTTTAGTCCAAGTTGACTCCTCGCTATCGAAACAAATATTAGGACCCATCTCATGTATATGCCATAAAGTAGAAGTAGAGCTACTAGGAGCTATTTGAAGCTTAGTACTTACAAAATTAAGAGTAGTACAGCTTGGGTCAATATAATCTTCGTTACCTCCAGGGTCACTTCCTGCAGTTATTCCTGGCTTTGGATGAACTATCTCATAATAAAACCATCTAGGTTCTGTTGTTACCGTTCCAGTTGTTCCTCCGTCTACAGGGATTAAATCTACAGTTACATTTGAACCTGTATCAGTCCCAAAATCGCAATTTGAGGCTCTAAAACCTGTAATGGTACTACTAGCACAGCTTAGCTTGATATATTGCCTTCTATACACTATTCTGCCCCTAATTACAGGGTCTCCAAAATTACTGGCATCTTCATCAGTGTATGTAGCACCATTTAAGTCTTTAAAATTAGTATAACTTGGGTTTACATTAAAAGGATGCTTCCAAGCGTTTTCATATGTCGTTCTTTCAATACCTGCTGTAACACTTGAATGAACTAATTGAGCGCCTCTATTAGCTGCTCCACCAGGTGTTACTGTTAATTTCCCACTAGCTGTAGCTATAGAGCCACCCCCATACTGAGTCCAATCATTTGCTCCATTAAAACTTAGATTAGTATAAAAAGTTTCTTCAGGAGTTGGATTTTGATAGCCTCCTTGATGAGAACCAATTAAAGAGGTCCAATTAGGTTGATATGTTTTTTCAGTCTTATCTGCTACTAGAAAATCAGTGCCACTAGCAGTGTCTGTATCACTATCAAACTTTTCTGTCGAATTAATAGGGCAAAGAAGTATCCATAATTTCCCATTACCTGAATTATCAATAGTCTCCATTATATCGCCAATACCAGTATTATCCCACCAGCTATAGCCGTAGCCTGGAGATGGTTGAACTTCATTTTGATAGTTTACTGTAAATTCGTCGTTAAACCAATCCCAGTCAAAATCTGCAAGAAAATTATCATTTCGGTCTCTAACTCTAAAATCTGGTCTAGAGGGGTATCCTTTTGTATGGTCAGTAGCAAAATCTAAATTAACAACTTTATCAATAATTAATTTAAATCCATCAACCCTGTCAAAAGTTCCTCCTGAAGTAACATCTATTGCACCAGTGCTAACCCCATTTAGCTCGTGAATGTTTATAAGAAATACTTTTCCAAGCTTATAATCATCTGCGGAGGTTCTTTGTTTTTCTGCATAAACCCAAACCTTTATAGCAGTTTTACAGGAAACACATTTAGCAAGATTCCTAACTATATATGTTTCTCCCCCGTATACTAAATTTTTAGATTTAAAACTTTGCATTGTATCTGGATTGGTTACATATATTCTAGACATAACATCTACCCAATCTGATGTAACATCACCGCCTCCGCTTAGTCCTTCCACTTCTTTATATACATATGAAAAACTGTTTTTATTTGTCCATTGCCTTGGAGCTGTGCAAACTGCTAAAGCTTTTGTTGTGTTGGCCATTTGTGTCATATCAGTATAAGCTCCAGCTGCACTTTCATGAGCTTCAAATAAGACGCTTTTAAACGAAACATTACCTGCTAAACTCATTAAAGGAGGTGGAGGTTTGCATCTTGCTTCATAAATATAATAATCATCGCATTGTCCAGACATTCTTTTTCCAGATATGTATCCTATCCATACAGGAAGAGAATTTTTCCCAAATGAGAGGATATTATTATCCTTATCTGTGTCTACGTTTATCTCTCCTGTCCAAGGATAATTAAAAGGAAAAGAAGCAGAGGCATTTATACTTTCCCCTAAAGCTTCTCCTGAAGAATCGCTTTGAAAATTTTTAACTAAATCAACTCTTCTTTCAGATGCATCGGCAATTAATAAATCTTCATGAATTTCATTTCTTTGCATAGGAAGAATTAGTCTTGGAACTATAGTAACATAAACAGATGCATCGTCGGCATGAGTAGCTGCTGTAGTCCCTAATTGGCCTCTATCAACATGAAGAATAGTTCCGCTAAGTTTTCCTACTACTTTCATAATTTCAGAACCTATTCGTATATACCATCCCTCTAAAAGTAATGAAGTCTCTCCATCTTGGAGAGTTATAGAAGTTGCTGCAGTAGAAGATATAGCAGCATTTAAAGTAATTGATGTATCATAATAAAGAGCAGAGCCTCCTTCTGAAACAAGTCCATCATCAAGTATTCCAGATATAACACCTCCTGGAGCATTTCCATCTACACCATATGAAAAAATTGCAGACTCGTCTGGAGTATCTTTGTTATCTGCGTTACATACTAGACCTGTGTTAAAGCTTTTTATCTCATGTATTTCTCTAGCCATCTTTTTCCTTACATTTACATTTGCACTTACTAGCTTCTAGCCTTGATATTTTAGCACTTTGAGAGCGTAAATCATTCTGAATCTTTCTAAGTTCCCATTTATTGTCATTAATTCCAATAGCTTCTTTCACTATCTTTAAAATCTGATTCTTTAATATTCTATTTACTATCATTTTTCCTTCCATTTACTTAAGTCTAACATTTGTAGAGGTTTCTCTATCATTTGGTCTTTTAACTTATCATTCTGTATCTGTATCTTAGTTCCACCTTTAACATAAGGTTCACCATTAGCCATACCTATATCATAAGCAAAGAACGTAGTCTTCCACATGCCCACTCGTACTATTCTGGCAGGTCGACCATTTAGTATCACTACATCGTCTGTATTTAAATCCTTTCCCATAAATACTTTGATGCTCTCCACTAAAGACTCTATTGTCGATTTTACCAGTAGTAGTGCTATACCAGAAAGTACAAAGTACATTATATACCCCAGGATACCTTCTGCTTGACTCTGTAACTGTTCTTCGCTCATCTTTAGTTCCCATCTATATATTTACCCCACACAGTAGTTCTTCCGTTTATAATCTCTACTACTTCTACCTTGAAATCCCCATTGCTAAAAAAGTCTACAATAGCAAATGCATGATTCCAATTATGTAGGTTACCTCTTAACCATTTATTTTTATCAGAACTCATATCTTTTAAACATCCCATACTCCAGGCGCTTTGAGTTCCACCTAATCCAGTATCAGTAAATCTCTGTAAATCATGTGTGTGTCCATACATTATATTCTCTTTATAAGCAGATAAATGCTTTTTAGCATGATGAATAGGCACGTAATCTCCGTGAGTAAAATTTAACTTTCCTATCTTCAGCTTCTTATGAGATATGTATTCCCAGTACTTATACTTTCTTTCTTTAAGCTTTAACGCTTTTTTAGTTTCATACTGAGATAGATACGGATGCTTAGTAACAAACTTATCTAACCATACTTCATGATTACCTTGAATAAAGTGTCTTTGCTTACATTTTGCTTTATCCAAAGAGGCATCAATAATATCCATGCCTTCATTTACTTTTTCTACTTCTTTATCAAGCATAGGAATAAGCACCTCTAATGGTGGTTTTTCCCTGTCTTTCCAATAATGAGAGCTAAACATCTCCCATTCTCCTGTATCGCCTAAATCAATGTATATATTAGGCTTTATTAACTCTATTGCTTTACAGACTACTTTTATTGCTGCATAATCTGCTAGCGGAAAGTGCTTGTCTGGTGTGACAATAGCACGTTTTATAGCACCTCTTCTTTTCATTTTTACCTCTAGCTAAATTCATTCCGAGGAAGGTAACCCCAGTCCTCAGGAACAGTGTAAGTATCTTTAACTTCTAGCAAAAACTTATTAGTTATAGATTTGCTAAACTTTAAATACCTTTCATCACATTTCATACACTGCCAGAATAAGGTGCCTGGATAGGCTCCTAATACTTCTACCCCCATGATAACGTCGCTACTACAGCACGGACATTTTTCTGGCTTCTGTTTAAAAGACTTGGTTCCTACTATGCCTACTTTAGAAACCATTTCTTTTCTTTCAGGGGAACATACTAAATCGCCACATATAGTAAGCAAAGGCTCACTTGCATGTGGCGAAACATCACTAGGCATTACAAATCTTATATCTTGCTTTTTACGGTCGCCCATATCTTATCATCTAACTTGTTTTTAGTTGATGCTACTAAATGGTCACCTAAAGCTATAAACATTTGCTTTTTCATTTTAGGTGTAAATACCATTTTCAACAGTTTCGATAGTAGTACTTTCATGTATTCTCCTATTTATTAAATAACCAGGCAATTATACCGCTAAATACGGTCATAACAGTGCCCCCTATACCAAATATGCGAGCGATAGATTTTTCATTCTTTCTAACTCTACCATTTTGCTCTCTCAATAGACTTCTTTGGTCTACTAAAGTTTCTTTTATATTTCGAACATCTGCCTTTAATACCGTTAAACTCGTAACGATATGCTCTCTATATTTATCTATATCAAAGTCTTTACTTTTTTTTGACACTATCTTTTTCCTCTTCTTCTTTTAATTGCATAAGTATCTCAATAGCGCCTTGCAACTTTATTGCTAAAGTCTCTGCTTGAATCCTCTGTCTTTGTAAATCTTCTATTTTTTTATCTAATTCCATTAAAATGTGTGAGGTACTACAACCCCTGTTGTTATTGCATTTCTTTTAGCTACTTTTTTAGCTTGCTTAATATAGTCTTCATACTCGCCTACAAAAAACTGAACTGCATCAAATTTTTGATTCCTAGGGTCTTTATAACCTTCTCCTATAGCTTTTGAAACTAAAGCTTGGTGAAAAACTGAATTAATCTCAGGGGTAAACGTGGTTCCTGAACCAGAGCCTGTAGCTAAGTGAACAGCTCTGCGCATCATATAAACTCTTATTTGCAATCCAGTCTCTGAAATAGATTGATAATTACTAACCTTATCGTCTCTTTTTACAGATTCGGTACTTCTTTCTATAAGACCTATTTTTATTTCTCCATCATCTTGAATAGGATACCAGTATCTCTCATTACTGGTTTTAGAAGGAGTAGCAAGAGTATTGTCTGCATTAACATGCTCATCATCATCTATAAACATAGCTGCATTGATTGAAGCCATTCTTGGAATAAGAACATCATCTATCCATACATTTATTATGCTAATACATTTATCAACCGTATAATATCTTTGACCAGCTACAGTATTTTGAATATCTACATACTCTCTTAAAATTCCAGTTTCCATAGTAAAATCATCTAAAGCTCTATTAATAAGCTTTAAAATCTCAACTTCTCCCATATGAGGATGATGTTGTTGAACTAATTCTATAATTTCTACTCTATTCATTACTGTTCACCCTTTTCACCTGACAACCTACCCATCTCTATTTGATAAGTTGCATCTAAATTCTGTTTTTGAGCTTGAAGCATTCTAAGCATTTCTTCATCTTCGTCATCTTGAATCTTATCGCTCATCATAGTGTCTAATATATACGAAGCTGTTTTTAATGCTACTGCATGCTCTACTTCATTTGGAAGTCCATCTAATGCAATATTTCCGTCAAAATCTCCATAAGGATACGTAATATACCATACTTTAGCGGTATTCACAGTATCTGCACTACTACCTGTTATTGCTGGAAAAACCTTTAATGTAGCTACTGCTGACTCGGGGTCTTCTGTATATACAGGAGAGTGGCTTGTTGGTAAATAAATACTATTTGCATCCTGGGTATTATATAGATACTCATCAATAGTTAATTTTTCACAAGGCCTGTGTATAAATATAGCGTCATCATTACTACCTTCAATCCTAGATACTCTTAAAATCCTTTTCCCTCTTATATCCATAGTAGGAGCGCCTGATATTAAATCTGTAGGGGCAACAGCATATTTAAGCAATAGCTCTTCTGGAAGGGTATCAATTACTTCTGCACAAGCTACTTCTAAAGCTTCATTTTCTGTATTAATACTATTACTAGCATAGTCAAATCCTATTAAATCTTGTATTCTTTCTGATAATTTTGCTGCCATTTACTATTTTTTACCTTTTTTCATATTATGTTTTCTCCTACTACTCTTTGAAATCCCATGATAAGGGTTTCCTATGGTAGCCGAATATACAACTTTTATTGGTTTTTTCTCAGACATTTTATTCTCCCATAAATATAGCACTACTTGCTAAAGTCTGTGCTTCTGTTTTAGTTAATAAGCTAAAGTTAGGATAAGCCTTGCTAGCCCCTAAACCTACTAAAGCTGATACTTCCCCTTCCTTCATTGAAAATTCGCCCTTTATGATGCAAAATTTCTCGTCATTCGATGCTTCTGAGTCTTCCCAGTTAAATGAATATCTAGGAGCACCGAGCTTACCATCAAATACTGCTTCATGCCATGTAGGAGATGACTTATAAGTTATAGTTCCATTATCAGCTATAGATTCGATTATCTTTAGCTTATCTTTTATTTTTGTTGGTATAGCAGTTTCCCATACTGTTTTAGGAAAACTAAAATACATTTCATAATTTGCCATTATTTGTGACTCCTTTTTCCTGCCTTGTAATTTCTACTTATCTCACCCTTTGCTACATCTCCATCAGAAGGACTTGTTAAGCCATCTGTTAGTGTTTTAGAATAAATTGCTACATCATCTATTAGGCCACTTAATTTTGTTCCTTTTGTTTTTTCACAACCAATCCACATACTATGGTCATTGGCTGGACTTGATGTTGTTCCTGATTGAGCGACTGTAGATGTTCTAAATTTTCCATCAATATATATTTTAACCCTGTCTGTGTCAGTGCTTTCAGATATTTTACATACAAAAGCTACATGAGTCCATTGACCTACTGTAAATAAATTTGCTGTATTTGTTTGGTATCTTACAAGAGTGCTATTTGTCTCATAACTAAAGCGTATATCTTCATCTGAATGATAAGATGCAGTAAAATGATTAGCATTAGATTGTATAATATTTATTAAAGGTTGATTAACCCTATCTTTACCCTCTATTTTTACCCACATAGAAACAGTAAAGTTCTCAAATTCTGCTATAGTTAAAGGATGACCACTTTTGACCAATGGTCCTTGAGCTATGAATTCTGATTGGTCGTCATAAAGATTTAAAGAAGCAGTCTCTCTTCTTTTATTTAACAAGAAGCCTTGACAATCTCTTGAAGTATCTTCTCCTGCTTGTTGGGTTATAAGTTCAGCTTCTCCAGCATTTTGTAAAGCTAGTGTATTTGTTCCTGGAGAAGAAAGGCTTGTCCAGTATCTTCCTACACCGTCATTTCTCCAATATCCCTTTAAATTACCTGAAGCTGAATGAGTTAAGGCATCTGCTGCTTTTCCATCATTATATAATTCATTTACTTCTGCTTGTGTTAATTGTTTATTCCAGCAAGATATCTCAGTCATACCACCACTAAGAACATTACCCCAACCACCTCCCATAACAGAAAAGTCATTAGTGTTGCCATCATTTGTAAAATCTGACCATCCTGATTTATCAGTATTAACTGCCTCAAGAAGAGCCTGGTCTTCGCCATTAATATATATTTTAGGAACTGCAGTTGTATTGTCATTACTCCAAACAAAATGTATCCATTGTTTTAAAAATGTATGGTCAGGCCAAATACTATCTAAGTCTACACTGTAACTAAACTGAGCTACGTTACCTTTTTCTTGAACTATATCAATTCTTCCAGTACTATCTGCATAATAAGACCTTAGATAGTCAGTACTGCTAGAGCCTTGGATATTCATCTGCCATAAAGTGCAACTTTCTTTTTTATTTATAAAAACCCACGCTGATAAACTTCCTTCTGTTAAACCCATAAATGTGTTAGAGCCTGTATCTGTTTTTTTCATACCAAATGAATTGGAAAGAGAATCGTCTCCTCTTGCAAAAGCTAACTGATTATAAGATTGCAATGCTGTTTGTGGTATATCAGTTTGCTGGTCTGCATCTGTCCAACCTGAAGCTATGCCTTCTTCCTTGATAGATACTTCATCGATAGCGAATGTTCCATCTGCGTCATCAGATGCGCTAGCAATTCTAATTTCGCAACTAGAGCCGCCTCCACTTTCTGTAAATGTTTTTGTAATGTTATACCAATTACCTGAGCCTACAGTTCCTGTAGCAGTAGAATAACTTGATAACGTTAAATCTTCAGTTGATATAAAACCAGAGCCATCCCCTTCTCTTAAAACTAATCTTATTTTAGTTTCACTATTTAAAGGCTTTGCCCAAAAATCAACTTTATAAGTCCTACCTGTAACAGTGGTAAATGAAGCCAATACCCCTTCTTCATAAGCATTAGCTACAAATGATAAAGATTCAGCTCCTACTTTAGCATGACTTGTATTATGAGTAGGGCCAGAAGCTAAGCTTCCATTAATATCTGTCCATCCACTTACATTAGTCTCAAATCCTCCATTAGCTATCAACTCATCACCATAAAATACAGTTGTTGCATGATGTTTATTATTAACAGTTTCAAGAGATACATTGTCAAATGTTATATTACAAGCCCCATTTCTTGTAATCCCAAAAGTAGCATCAGATGCTGTAAAATACCCAGTATAAGTCCCTACAGAATTTAGGCTTGAAGCAAAATAAACACTTCCATGTGAAAGTTTTATAGCTCCAGAAGTAGCCTCTGTTATTTCAATACTATATTTATAAGCTACTCCTATAGTAAGAATCTCTTGAGTTATAGCTGTGGCTGTGCCATCTGATATAACAGTACATTTTCCATCTGCTATAGTAAACTTATTTGTAGAATTATGAGTAGAGCCATTTGTCCACCCTGTTAATGCACTCGAAGATGAGTCTATAGACGTGGTATCAGAAAAATCTCCATTAGTTACACTAACATCATTTAATCCTGTATTTGAAGCATCAAAAACACATGATTGAAGCCCTCTATATCCATTGTTCATTGGGTACCAGAGTTTTAGATTAGACTCTGTTAAAGATGTACCACCTCTATTTAAGACAGTTTTTTCAGGATTTGCATAATCAAAAGCTGCATCTTCAGCTGTCCAAGCGTAATCCCATATTTGAAAATCAGACATCTTTCCTGAAAACCAATGCTCTACTGTTTCACCTACAGCTCCTATAGTCAAGTATTCTTGAGTAGGCCCAAGCTCGCTACCATATACAGATTGGTCGGTTACAGTAGGCGTAACTCCGTTTATATAAAATTTTTGATGAGAAATAAGACTACGCACTCCTGCTCCAGTATCTCCAGCTGTAGTAGCACCTATGCCTGTCCAAACACATACAGCTCTATACCATTTATTTGGCTTTATCGTACCAACTGCTGTAGCGCTTCTAATATAATCAGACTGACCATCTCTATCGTCATAATGAGCTTGTGCTATTTCACCATCATCAGCAATACACAAGCCTACTCTATTTTCATTATTCTGTTTTATTCCCCAAATTATAGCATCGGCTGCAGTATCAACCTTAAACCATACAGCGACAGTAAAATCTTTTGATAAATCTGTAGGAAGAACAGTATCGGCTGGGCCAGTTAAATAATCAGTAACCCCGTCAAATTCTAATGCTCTACCTGTATATAGTTCAGAATGATGATTGTTACCAGAGCTATCAATTCCTCTCCATTTCTTAGGAGAATCGAATGAGTCTATAGAAGCTCCATTATAAAGTGTTGCAACAGAACCAGATACAGAGTCTGCTGTTTTTACAGCTGGAGAAGGGTCAACAACAGTGTATGAGCTGTCTAAACCCCACCATCTATGTAAACTTGTAGATTCAGTTGACGATAAGGTAGAATAGTTTTTATGCATTATAGATTTTATTTCTGCTTCAGTAGATGCTTTATCTACCCATATACCTACATTAGCTATATTAGCCTTACCATAAGTGCTACCTGAGGCAGTATTTCTACCTATTAATAGCGCAGCAGCTTCTGATTGAACAGCTGCATAAGTTCCGCCAGTACTACCTACATGTTGGTATGTTCCATTTACATATAACTTAGTAGTTCCAGCATCTGAATCCCAAACTATTGCTATATGATTCCATTCATTAAAAGTTTCAACTTGGTTATCCCAGTATTCAAACTGCTGTCTTACTGAAAAAGATATTCTATTGCCATCTAACTTAAGATGAAATCCTGCAGCATTATCGTTATAATTCCCTTTAGATAATATATTAATTGTATCAGTATCGTAATGCTTTAACCAGCAAGTTATAGTAAGCTTTGTTGCACCAGCTACTGTAGCCGTGCCTCCAAAATAGTCATTAGAGCCATCTAAAGATAGAGAGCCTTCGCTTAATTCTTGAGGAAGGCCCCCATTGTATTTTAGATATGCTTCTAAACTATCATTAACTATACCTGGCTGAGAAAGAGTCCCTTTCCCAGTGCTATTTCCTAAGCCTAGCTTCATTTATCCTATATACGCTATGCAAGAACCAGTATCTATATCTATCTCAGTCCATCTTCCATGTACTGTCATACCTGCTGGAAACGAAACAGAATCTACAACCTGACCTCCAGAGCCTAATACATCTGTTTCAGAAGCAGCAGCTAAATCATGTGCAGCTGTCTCTGTATTGATATATTTATTAGCGTCTTCGGCAATTAATCCACCTGTTGCGTCAAAAGTGCAATCTGTTACCATAGTAATAGCAACAAATACTGCTCCAGTTGGTGCAATAATAGCATCAGAACTAGCTACTGTGTAAACAGAGCCAGCTTGACCAAATTCAGAAACAGGATTCATATTCCCACTTCTTCCTATTTTTTGTACCGTACCTGCACGAGTTAGTGTTAAATCACTCATTATCTATCTCCTTAAGGCTTTTTAGGTTTTGGGGGATTATTTATAGGTATTCCTGCTCCAGGGTTTTTAATTGGTGTAATTCCTCCACCGCCTATTGGTCTACCCTTACCACCAGAGTCACCTCTTTTTCCCATCAGTTTTGATTTACTACCTTTTGCTCCAGCGCCAGTATTTCTCATTCCAGCTCCAAAAACAGGTATCTTTTCATCCATGTTTGCCATTTCACTTCTCCTTATTGTTTAATAATTATATTCATAAGCTATAACACCGCTACCATCACCGACGCTTTTAACTTGTACGTAATCAAAATTTCCATCCATATGGTCAGCTTCGTCTAGATATATAATTCTAGCCCAACAGTCTTTGTCTGTAACTTTGGTCCAACCAGTACCAGCTAATTTTTCATCCATAGTCCCTATTATAACAGTTACCCTTAAATCATAAAAAGCAGATGTAGCTGCTCCATGAGCTGCTTCTGTAGCATGTGCTTTTATGTAAGCTATAGGATGGTCTAATAAATACAATCTATCTGCTTCAACATACAAATCGTCTGTAGTTGTTGATGTAGACCCGTTTCCTAATATTGCCGTTGAACCTGGGTCAGCATCTACCCATCTTTGAGTACATACAAAATGATTGCTTTCATTTACAAAATGAATCCTACCAGGTCTGCCTGGTTCAAATCTTTTCGGTTGTGTATATCCTGTTAAAGCCATTATTCTCCAAAGTAATGTAGGGGAGCCGAAACCCCCCTACGATTATTTACCACTTTATGATGGGTCTGCTCCTACGCCACCTATACTTAGAGCACTACTATCATCAGAACTAGCACCTACCCAAAGGAATTTGCATTTTCCAGCAGTCGACAAGTTCGCTGCCTCTGTTCCGTTGAAGTTTATTCTCCAAGCCTTTAAGTCACCGTAATCACTTAAGTCAACAACAGCCCAGGTAGTTGTACCTGCTGCTCCTGCTCCTCCTGAGTGAAAATTACCGTCTGCAAATACAACGGCAACATCAGTCCAGATAGAACCATCTACAGTTGTTTCAATAGTAACTTTAGTAGTAACACTAGCAAAGTCAATAACTGTGTTGAAACCGATTAATACTTTTCTCCCAGAAAATCCAGGGTTAGTAATTACTGCACTTGCAATATGGTCGGTTCCTGCTGCAACAGCAGAAAGTTCAGAAGTATAGACTCTTGTCCCTTTATAAAGAGATTCTGTCCAAGTACTAAGATTTTGGTCAGCCATTATCTACCTCCTACTTAAGAGAACTTAAGGATTGCGTGAGTTTCAGGAAGACTAATTTCCAAGCCAGCCTCAGTGATAATTTGGTCTTGACGACCATCAACTGCGTTGCCTTGAATATTAGTTTCTATATAGGTATCTCGACTAATACCATTCCCCACAAGTGGACGATATGACACATTCTTCATATCAACACATACACAGTAATCTTCGTAAGCGCCTCTTAATAGTGGCTCAGCAACAAAGTGTAAATTACCAAATATAGTATTTACAACTGTCACATTATGCCCAAAAGCACCTGGAACATTAGCTATGTCTAGTCGATACTGCGAAGAGCCTACCGAATTGTTCAAGAAAGAACCAGCACCTAATTTATTTAGGTAGCTAATAACTTTTCTTGAAGCTAATACTAGTTTGTTACCTGAGTTACCACTTTCTGGTGCAAAATAATCTTCCATTGCATCTAAGAAAGCATCATAACCAGATGACGCATATGATAAGTTATAAATCTTACCATACTGATATGTGTAAGGCAGAATACCCCAAGAATATCTAGTAGAACCTGCAGTTTCCATTGCTGGAGAACCTGAAGATGTTACTTTACCTTGACCAAACATCATTGCTTGCTCAATGTCCATCTTATGTTCCATTAGTTTTTCTTGCCATACTCTTTGGAATTCATTATTGATTCCTCTGTATCGAGTAGCTAAAGCTGTACCAGAGAAAAGATTAATTGCAGTTTTAAATATCTGACAATATCCTTCTCTATCATATAGCTTGTCTTCCCAACCTTGAGGAGCCTCAGTTCCTTCACTCCATGCACTACCCATAACCATACCTTTGGCTCCAGTACCGATAGCAACGCTACCAACAAAAGTATCACCTGATACTAAAGCTGTTCCGCCATCAATAGCACCTAAGTACTTTATACTTTCACCAGCTATTCTCGTAGAGTTAGCTCCATGGTTAAAACCTGAAGTTCCTGGGTCGGCTGTAGTTTGCTCAACAGCACCTTCAGCAATCTGGAATGTGTGAATATTTCCATCATTAGCTGCTAACTGAAAAGTTAACCCTCCAACCAAGAATTTACATGGTTTTGCTGTATCAGTTATGTTTCCATAATCATCTACAAAGCAAGATACTGAGAGGTCTCCACCACTAGTCATACCAGCAGCATCACCAATTGCCGCTGTTGAACCAGTTAGATTTGAACCTTCTGTTCCATTATATCCTGCTAACTGAATGTTTCTTCTTTGCCATTGATGCCTTTGCTCTAAAAACTTAAAGATAGGGTCATCGGTGGCTTTCTTTGCGACCTTCGCCAGATACACGAAAAAAGGAGATTGCTGAGGAGCGAGTTCTGCAACTCTTTCCCCAAAATTAAACATACGTCTTGTATTGTCAATCGATACTCCTTGTACCGAGTTCTGATTCGAAGGACTATAAACTACCTGACTTGATTCAGCCATTATTTATTTCCTTCCTACTTCCATGGATTGTTATTATTATAATCGTTAATTATACTGTCCATAATCTTATCCCCACTATTTCCACTAGCGTCAGTATTTGCCGTAGGTTGCACTCCCATAGGTTGCGGAACCTGCTGAGCTCTCTGAGTTTGTTGGAATGTAGAACTAGGCTGGGCTTGAGGGGGAGCGGAAGTAGTGTTTGCTCCACCTTTCTCCAGTCTGTATAACTTTACAAGATTATCTACAGTTATAGAGGAAGGGTCTGACATAGTTTGAATAAAGTCCTGTGTCTCATCTTGACTCATACCATAATTACCTTGAACAAATTCGCTAACTTGTGCAATTTGGTCAGCTTGTTTTCGCTGAGCATCTTGAACTCTAGAAGCTTGCTGTTGTTGTTCTTCCATTTTCTGGTATTTTTCTTGTACTAAAGCTGAGTCGTATTGAGATTTTAAACTATTATATTCATCCATAGTATCTCGCCATTCATCCATCTCATCTAGGTATCTAGCGGAATCACTGCTAGCATCTTCATAGGCTTCTTGCCTATTGAAGGTTCGAGGTCTTTCAGGCTTTCCTGGAGGGGGTGGAAACTCTTCAACTGGCTGTTCAGGAGCCGTAGCTTGCTGAGGGCCTTGCTGTGTTTGAGCTTGGACGTTCTGCTGAATTTGATTTAACTGAGCTCGCATTTCACGAATTTCGTTATCTTTTTTAGCAGTCTGAGATTGCCAATACTGGTATCTCTTGTCGTCATTCTTAGCTTCTAACGGTTGAGTTTCTTGTTGTGAGGGTGCCTCTAAAGGGGCCTCTTCTCCAGATGGCTGTGTAAACGCATCGGAAGGAGTTATTGTTTGACTTTCATTAGAACTCTCACCTGGTTCCGAAACAACGGTTTCATTGAATACTGAATCGTCGAATAACGGATTAGCCTGGTCTTGAGAGGTATCTGTGTTATTTTGGTTCATTCTATCTCCTGTTATTTTTTAGCTTGCTTCTTCTTTTTAGAAGAGGTTGAAGCTGGTTTTTTGTCATCTTTCATGTCGTCTGAAATCTTGCTCTTAACACCAGCAAGGATATCATCCAGACGTTTCTCGTATAAAGAGCTTGCAGCTGAAGACTTGTTACCAATCTTGTCAAGGTCTGCTTTGAATTTCTCAATTTCAGCCTTTTTGCGCAAGTTGATAGACTCTCTGTCTCTGGTTTGCAAGTCGCCTTTAAGTTTTTTGATTTCTTCTTGAGACTGTTGTAGAGCCCCTTGAAGCTTAGCGATAGTGTCCATTCTTTGTTGTACTCCTTCAGCATCAAATACTTCAGTTTTCTTAAGAACTTCCTGTCTATCTATAAGACCTAATTGGAATGCATCTTTATAGAACTCTAATTCTGCATATCTATTTGTAGGTAAGGTTGACCCTGCTACACAGACTACATCATATTTTCCTATTGTTATATCGTTTATAACCTGCACTTCACCAGTCTTATCATCATATAATCTTTGATTTACTGCGTATTCACTTAAAGAATTATTTGGATTAACAATTCTAAATATTTTCCTAGTATTATAAAGCTCCTGTATTAAAGGTATAGCAACTTGACCTACTCTTGTTAAAGCTGCTTCTATATCTGCTAATTTAGATTTAATTTTTCTTTGGCCAAATTCATCTAAACTAATAGTGGCTTTATATGTCTGAGGTGCTGCTGATGTGTTTCCTTGCATCATCTCATATATACCTAATTGATGGTCGATATCATTTTTAGCAGACTGCTCATTTTGATATAACTCATTAGGTAATGGCGATGGTTGCACAGCTACAGGCGGCCCATCAGTTGGGTCATATGGTATAGCAACACCTGGCTGAGCCCATTTCTGCTCAAATTCAGCCATATCAACACTCCCTTCTGGGACCAGTATTTTAGTATTAGTACTTGTTGTTGCATGAGCTATAATCAATGACCTTGTTTTATTTATATATTCTTGCATTCCTTTTACCAGCCTAACATCACTAACTGGATAAGGAGTTCTTGTATGGATGTTAATAAAAGGAACTACAGGATAGTTTTCTAAAGGTAAAATCCTTTTATATAACAATTTATCACCAATTATAACACATTGATGAATCCTACACATAAGAACTTGAACTACTTCAATAATTTTCTTTTCTATTAAATCTGCAAAAGTCACCTCTTGAACATCTAATTTAACAGGGGCAGGGTCTGGAACTACTGCGCTAGGAGGTAATCCAGCTTGCTTCATTTGAGCCTCTGTCTGCATAGACTCTTGCATTTGCCTCATCTCTTCTTGCTGTTGCATTTGCTTTATAAGCTCAACAGCTTGATTTTCATCTGTTAAAATATTACCCTGTATTATCCAAGCAGGTCTCTTCGTGTACTCTTCATAATCCTTATCATTCAGAACATCTTCTTTTCCACTGAAACTTTCAAATACTCTAAACTCAGGGACATGCTTCTTATAGTACCTTTCATAACCCCTAACATAGTTTGTGTTGTCTAAAGTTCCAACATCTTCTGGAAAATGGACTGTTCCATCAAAATTCCTACCAGTATGAGGAGCATTCCAATCTTGCTCGCTATTAGAATCATCAATATCCTTTTTATACATAGGATATAATTTCTTTGCTTGGTCTTTAGTAAATAATCTAGAGATTATTATATTTTCTGCATCATCAAAAAACTTGTGTTGACTATTTGGGTCAACATATACATCAAGCGGGTCGATATCATGTAAACAGACTTCGCCTTTGCCCATATCTTTCATAGGGTCTTGATACACCTGCATATAACCTACTCCCATTACATAGTAATCGTCAACCACCTTTCTTATAATGCTTCTTCCGTCTGAGATGTCATACACATAAGAAAGTAAAGCACTCATCACATTCGCTACTTTTTTATCTGAGTCTTCTCTGGGAGAACATCTAAAAGAAGGTCTATTAGCTGTTATCATAGCTTTTGCTGTTTCTACAGCAGGATGTATCCTATTAACTACAATTGCAGCTTGGCCTCTTGATTCAAGTGTTTCAACTTGTTCAGTAGTCCATTGCTTACCTAATCTAAACTCTCTATCTTCTTTAGCTTCTTGAGCCCAAGTATCCCTTTTCTTGGAATAGCGAGTATAAATATCTATTGTTTCATTGACAAAATCTCGTTCACTGTGAGCAGGTTTTGTATTTTTGTCGTTATACGCCATAATTTTTATCCCTAATATACATTACATTGTCATCCAATCCAACACTTTTTTAATTGTATTCTTTTCTTCCATGTCTGGGTCAAAGTTTTTAGCCCTACAAGGCTTATGCCCATCAAGTGCAGTCCACACTGCATCCATTACATCATCATGCTTGCCTTTTGGGTATGAAAGAAACTCTTGTTGAGCGTCTAAATCTTCTGGTCTAAAGCGAAATAGTTTCCTAGCAAACATAGGAACTAAAGACAATAGCCTTTCACTTTTAGAGTTTCTCGGTTTAACACCAGATTCTAACCCTGGTATATATAAATTCTCTTCTCTCATTAATTCCCTAACAGCTACTCTTAAAGCTTCTTGATATCCTACTGTCTCGACTTTCATTCTTCGAGGTCTGTACTTTTTATAAGTATCTATTAGTATTCCTGGTTGTTCCGCAGGCGATATTCTGTTTCTGTAAATATCGATAATATACTTGTTGTTGTCATTATCAACACCAATTGTAGCCACAACAAAAAAATCAGCCCTAGCAGAAAGGGAACTAGCAGGGTCGACCCCACAGTATACATCAACTGGTATAATTTTCTTTTCATCATCCACCATCCTTGTCATACAGTTTTGCCCATTAATTCTTTCAAAGTCATAATGATGCAGTTTAATCCACTCAGGTTTAAAAGGAGCATTGTCAGGAGACTGAGCTATATTCATGTACTCCTGGAAAAATCCATTTAAGTTTCCTACAGATTCAAATTCTTTCTTTATTGCTAATATCCTACTCTTAGGAAACCTTTCTGGCCATATGCTCTTCTGATTATCATCCCATATAGAAAACCATAAAGTTTTCCAGGTTGAAGATTCTTTTGCCCAATACAAAAAGCAATCTTCGGATATTACGGTACCTATCATACATATCTTACCTTCATCAGATAAGGAAGGGATAACTGCTTCTGTCATCCATTTTCTATTCTTAGCTCTAGCTTCAGGAGTAAATGCATTTAGCTCTGACTCAAAGTCGTCTACAATAATAAGGTTAGGACGAGTGTCACCTTCGATAAATCCCCTAACTCTTTGTCCTGTACCAACAGCTATCATTCTAGTTCCATTTGCAAGGACTATATCAGTATGAGTCCACCTAGCAGCAGTATTAGGACCCATGTCTCCAAATGTCTTCCTAAAGTTATCGCTATGGGTCAAGTGATACTTTATTCTAGATAGGAAGTTTATTGACTGAGCTTGGGACTCTGAGATGATAACTATGAATAAGTCTTCATCACTTCTTTTAAAAGCCAATCTCCATAACGGATAAATGAGAGTAGTAACAGTGCTCTTAGCCGTTCCTCTAGGGGCAGCTATTAACACTCTCTTTGTTTCGTCGTCAGCTAAGGAAGAATACACCTCGTGATGGAACGGGGGTGTTTGTTTACGGAGGGCAGTCGGGAAGCAGTGCCTTCCAAACAACGCCATGTTATTCCGTAACTTTTGAAGAGCTCTTAACTCTTCATGTTTAGCTTCGTAATCCATTATTCATTCATTAATTGTGGGCCTACTGCTACAGGAGCTAGACCCCAAACACCTTTTAAATATTTACTAAAGTTTTTTCCATATCCAGTAAATCGTGCAATATCCTCTACTTCATCTATAAATTGATACGATTTTGGGTTTGCAATTATATCTTTCAACATTTCAGCTGGTAAAGTTCTTAGTTCAGTTGCTCTAGCGCTCAATTCAATAGGGACATCAGTAACTTGATATCCATACCAAGGGTCTTTTTTTAAGTCTTCTTTCCAATTCTTTTTAAAATGCTTAGTAGCCCATTTATCGTGCCTATCGAAATGCTGAGCATATTTAGCTCCCTTTTTTCTCAGGTTAAATTGAACTGCATGCTTTAATTCATGAGCTGCAGTGTTGCCATATTTATGAAATATGTTTCTACCTGCTATTTCAAGACCAAGCTCTTCAGGTTTTAAATCTATCTTTCCTAATCCTCTGTTACCAGGAGTATATCGTCCTGCCCATCCACTATACTCTTTAGGTTTCATTATTCGATTTATAGGGTTATAATGTACATTTATAGGTGTATTATCTATGGTATTTTTTACCGAGTTAATGTATTCCTTGTAATTCAAAGGTTTTTGATTAAAAACGTCTAAATCTCTTTCAGTGTTCTTTCTCATGTTTTTGTGATGGCCTATTCTTGTATTTAACGAATTTATCTTTTTTCTCAGTGCTTCAATTTCTTCCTTATAAATAACTCTATCTTGTTTCGGTCTTCTGTTTAGATTTCTTGACAATGTCCTTTTTAAACTTAAAACCGTCTTTTTTTGGTCTTGCAGATTACGTATCGCTCTATGCGAACCAGCTAACTCGCTTTGAAACCATTCACTATCAATATTGTTTTTTTTATCCGCAGTTTTTTTATACCTTTTATAAGCCTTGGGATTTAAGAGTTCCTTCCCTACAGACTTTCTAGCATAACTTGGAGTCGACTGCATGATTCTTTCTTTAAAAAGCTGAACTCCTTTTTTAGGGCCATGACCTTTTATAAGCTCTCTAAGCAGCTTAAAACCAGGTGCCATCATCCTTTGCAGAATTGCTGACATTCTAATCTTCTTCTTTTATAGTCGTTCTTTGAGCCATTAGTCTTTGCTCTTCTTCTCTGAGCTCATCTATAAGCTTAGTAGTAGAAGTGGCTTCTATTGTATCAGTAGTTTTAACAAGATGCTTATCTTTCATTCCATGCATATCCTGAAGATTTTCTACAGCTCTCATAAGATTAGTAGTATCACCCTTGTCTTCGCATTTCTTTATAGCTTTTTGCAATAACTCAAGAGTATAGTTTTCTGTCATTCCGTGGTCTGACAATAACTTACTTAATTCCTCTCTTACCATACCTTTAAATACCTCCGTTTTCATATAACGCTTAACTCTTTTATTTTCGTTTGTAGTTACTTCGCCACATACTTTAGCTATAGTCTCGTCTGTATTCATAGTTTGAGCATATACCATAGCTAGATTCTTCATTTTCTCCTGCTTAGCTTTGACCTCGATTGGTCTTTTCCCTGACATTGTTGTATTGGATTTTCTCCCCTTTACATTCAATTCTTTTACTCCTCCTCCTCCAGGATTATAGAAAGTGTATCCCCATGCAAATCTGAGGTAGACATTATCGATTTTATTAGTTCCTTTATACGACTTTCTCTTAATAACCTTTGATACGAAACCATCGTCAGATAATGCCCACTGTCCTTCTCGTGCATCCCTCCAATGACTATATTCAAGTCCTTCCCTGTCTGCTTCTTCTTTTGTGTAAATTTCATAGGTCTTAGCTCCTATGTCCTTATGTTTAATTGTAATTGTATACATTATTTATCTATATTGATTATAAGAACAGTAATACCAGCTATAATCATTAATGCAAGAAATATTGGAACAGTGCATCCCATCTTATTTTAAGAAATAGTCATCTTTAGATGCAGAAGAGGCTTGTAAATATTTAGCTCCTGCAAATAAAGTTCCACCCCTAGCGTCTAATAACAGCTTTTCCATGTCTTTATCAGACATTCCAGAAGCTTCTTGTCTATTTTTAAAGTTAGTTCCTAAAATATTATTTATAGTAGTAATGGCTTTTGGACCCATTCTTGTAAAACTGGATAGTATATTTCTAGCAGTATTAGGTTCTACTTGATAATAACCTCTACCAGGGCCTCCACCTCTTTGGAATACTTCTTGTCCACCTCTACTTTCATGTAATCCTGTTTGATAAACAGATTCAGAAAGCTTGTCTATGTCTATACCTTTTCCATCAAACTTATCATTACCAAAAACATCACCTAATACATCTAAATTATTTACCATGTGCTGAGTATGCTCTGTTATTTTTGACGGGTCAGTAGAATCGTATGCCTCTACATTCTCATCAAATGTTGCCATTTTATCCGAATCTTGCTCTGTTTGATAGAATTTACCCCAAGCATCTGCTTCATCGACTAATCTGTCTTTTGTAGGAGTTTTTCCATCTACAAAGAACTCTCTAGGATTAACATAGCTTTCATTTGCTTTATTATGGAGCATATTAGTAGCATCTACTTGCTTCGGTTTTTTGATTGTATTTAGTAGTTCATCCCAAAATGCCATATATTATCTCCTAGTTTTTATTCCTGGGAAAGAGTTTATTGCTCTTTCTCTAATACCTTTAGGAGTACCTGGATGAGTTTTGCTAAATTCTCTACGCAAAGAACGCATAGATTCACCTAAATCTTGTTGCATAGAGCCTCCATGTCTTTTAAACTCCTGCCTCATGGCTCTTTCATTTATTTTAGCCGCCATTTGTTCTCTCCTAGCTGCATCTCTCATTGCAGAGGTTTGGTCTGCAGTAAGTCGATTAGCTCCTTTTCCTCTCATTTGGGCTTTCATTTGCTTGTATAAATTAGCCGCAGCCTTCTTTCCACCTGGACTCGAGAGTAATTTCTTTATTATTCCTATCATATTAATATCCTGCCTCTGAAACGTAATCCTCTACTTTAGGGACGTTTAGTTTATTTTCTTTTAATTCCTGCATTCTATTTGTCATATCGGCTCTAAGACCCTCATAGTCAAGTAATCCACCGCTATAACCTTGTTCAGTTTGTTCATATGGACCATAGAAAGGATGGTCTTGCTTATACTGCATATGGTCTTCATTAGACTGGGAATACTCGCCTTGTTGATTTTCGAATAGCTCATTGACTCCAAAAGGATTACTCCATTTTCTCTTTCCTGTTATCATATCTCCGATAGCACCTAGAGCCTTGCCTGGATACCATCTGGATGTTTCTAAGTCATCACTTTGAACTTGCCCTTCTCTACCCGAAACAGGGTTACCATATTCATCTAGAATACCAGAATCCCTGGTACCTTCGTACTTTATGTCACCTGAATAAGGGTCTAAATAGTTAGATTCATTGATATCCTCACTAAAACCATACACATTACCTTGTTCTTCAGGGTATAGATGCTTCATTAATCCTGTTCCTTCTGCACCTGGGTATGATTTGGTATTAGAATAGAAGTCATTATTCATGCTAGTTAACTCATTATTGCGAAATTCTTCACTAAAATTCTCTCCCATTCCGCTATTTATCTGAGTTCCTAGAACACTACTGGAGTCAGTTAAAAACTGATTATAGTCATCAGGAAGGCTTTCACCAGTAGTCTGCATATGGTAGTCACCACCACCTAAATGCTTGTCTGCAAACTTAGAGATGTTCCTACCTGGGTACCAAGAGTCTTCTTTCCACTCTCCTCTTTCTAAATCCCAAGCATCTCGCCAGTCTTTTTCTGTAAAATCTCTCTGCCCCTGTCTTATTTTACCTGGAGCGTTAGCTATATCACCCATTAATATCCCCTCTTCTTCCTAAGAAGCAGTTTTTTCTTTCTCTTCACCTGTTTAGAAGCTTCTCGACGTTTCTTCTTATCATGTTTGCGTTGTTTTGCTCTTTTATTCGGCATGTAGGGGTAAATATACGATAAATAAGGGGATTTACAAAATTTTTTTTCAAAAATATTTTCATGAGGGCTATCACTAAGGACATACACTAAGGGAAGTGTATATTTATTTTAGTTGTAAATGCATATAGCCTAGCCTATACCTAGTCTATACACTAAGAATATAATCAAATAAACGGAATAAACAAGCACTTTCTAAAAAATATAACGAGAATGGGTACACTAGAAATACACAGATGGTACCCGCTTGGTTTTAGGGCTATGCGGGGCATAGCCCAGTTGAAACTAAGTTATATGTTAGCCTACGCTTAGTTTCAACCAAAGAAAAGAACAACCTAGCCTGCACCTAGAACTATAGCTAGGTTATTCTTTTCTTAAAAGCAACATAAGTACCATCTGTGTCATCCCCCTTGGTTACGATAACGGATTAATTATAAAAAACAAAAAGGAGTAATTATGAAAAAGTTATTAGAGCTTGTTTTCAAGTATGTTGTAGACGGTAAGGCTATAAGGATTAAGCGTAATGCAGATAATGTTATTACAGGTTATAGCTTTCGTTCTTTGATGTTTGATGATTTGCTAGCAGATGTAGAGATACAGACAGCTATTGCAGAGAATCAAGACGGAGGCGATTTCAACATTAGATATGGCAAGAAAGGCGATACATTTCTAGATGATAAGAAAGTTATCCAGAGTTGTAAAGCTGATTTCTTCTATGTTGGCTATGATACTAGGACTGATTATACTAGTGCTAGTGATTTGCTATCTGTTGAATAAGCTATTCTTTTGCAGTGTAGAGTTGGGTTTTATACCTGGCTCTATACTGCTATCTCTTTTTTATTATATATAATCATACACATTGGTAATATGTGTGTAATCAAAGTTTTTTTAAATAAACAAGGCTAAATAAGGCTAAATAAAGGATAAAAGGTAAACTAAATGGTAAAAGAAATAAAGCTTGATAAAGGTGAAATGTTAATAGGTAAATCATTGTCTAAATGTGTTATTGACATAATAAATGGTGTAGTAAATATTGATGATGTTAAATTGATAAATGCA